ATGATCGATGTGAAGAACGAGATGCGGTATATCCTGGTGACCCGTCTGCTGGAGCAGGCGGCGGAGGCCGGCCTTTTGTCCGCCGAGGAACTGTGGGCCGCCAAACGGCTGGCGCTGGAACGCTACCGCCCCGCAACTGTGTGGGAATAGTGATAGCTATTCCCACCAAGGTGTGGTAGTGTTGTCGGTACCCAGAGGAAAGGAGGCCACAGGCATGAACAAAAATGTCACCATCATTCCGCCCAGCGAGGACAGGCCCGCTATTCTGCGGGTGGCGGCATACTGCCGGGTAAGCACAGACTCCGATGATCAGGCCACGTCCTATGCCTCCCAGATCCGCAGCTACACCGAGCTGATCAGCCAGCATGAGGGCTGGGAGCTGGTGGACATTTACGCCGATGAGGCGGTGAGCGGCACGAAAACGGACAAGCGGGAGGACTTCAACCGTCTTCTGGCCGACTGTCGGAAGGGCAAAATCGACCGGGTGCTGGTGAAGTCCATCTCCCGCTTCTCACGGAATACCAAGGACTGTCTCGCCGCCCTGCGGGAGCTGATGCGGCTGGGCGTGACCGTCCAGTTTGAAAAAGAGAATATCGACACCGGAACGCTCACCACAGAATTGATGGTGAGCGTTTCCGGTTCCCTGGCCCAGCAGGAGTCCATGTCCATCTCCCAAAATATCCACCAGAGCTATCGCCGGAGGATGGAGCGAGGCGAGTTCATCACTACGAAACCACCCTACGGCTATCGGTTGGTAAACCGGAGAGAGCTGGAGATCGTGCCGGAGGAGGCGGAGATCATCCGCTGGGTGTTTGACGCCTATCTCGGCGGACAGAGCGCCAAGGATATCGCAAACGAGCTGATCCGCCGGGGTGTCCGGGACCGGAAAGGCAACGTCCACTGGACCACCAGGGAAATCTACTACTGGCTGTCAAATGAGAAATATGTGGGCGACACCCTCTGCCAAAAAACCTACAAGACCGGCTTCCCCTTCGTCCAGAAGATCAACCGGGGCGAGGTGGACCAATTCTATGTGGAGGGGACCCACCCGGCCATCGTCAGCCAGGAGGTGTATGACAAGGCCCAGGCCCTGCGGCAGATGAAGAAAAAACAGTCCAAAGGCCCGGACGCGGTCTACCCGCTGTCCCGGAAAATGTGCTGCGGGATCTGCGGCTTCACCATCTACCGAAGGGTGACCCGGAGAGGCACTGGTGCCTGGAGCTGCGGACGGCATCTGAGAAGCGCCGCTAACTGCCCCACAGGCCCTATCCCGCAGGAAACCATCTACGATGCCTTCCTGCGGATGTACAACAAGCTGCGGCTCCATGATGGCATTATCCTCAAGCCTGCCCTGAGCCAGATGGAGGCCCTGGAGACCGCCGTACAGCGGGACAACCCCGCCATGCTGGAGGTAAACAAGGCAATCGCCCAGGCCACCGAGCGCGGCTATAAGATCAGCAAGCTCCGCGCCAACGGCCTGCTGGATGCGGACGCCTGCGCCGCTCAGATGGCCGCCAACACCGCTCAACTGACCCAGCTCCGGGCCAAACGCCGGAGGCTGCTGAAGAATGATGACATTGGCGAGGCGGCGGAGGCCCTGCGGCAAACGGTGGACGCCATCCGTCAAGGCCCGGAACGGCTGGAGCGATTCGATGAAGCCTTGTTCGAGGAACTGGTAGAGCAGGTCGTAATCAGCCCCACCGCCCTGCGGTTCCGGCTGTACGGCGGCATCGAGGTAACGGAACGGATCGGGGAGGACGCAAAATGAATCGGAAAGTGCTGTATGGCTATCAGATCGAGGACGGGAAGCTGGTTCCCCAGCCCCAGGAGGCGGCGGTGGTCAGCCGGATATTTGCCCTCTGCCTGGAGGGGAAATTTCAATGGGAAATATCGGACATCCTGAACGCGGAGGGCATACAGTACAGCCTGGACTGCCCTGCGTGGACAAAGTTCAAGATATCTCTGACCCTCAGAAACCAACGATACGCCGGCGCTGACGGCTACCCTGTCCTGATCGGCAGCGAGACCTTCCAGTCCGTCCAGACGTTCCTCCAAAAGAAATGGGGGAAGCACGTTCATCGGGAGCGTCCGGTGTCAGTCCTGCGAGAGACACTGCGCTGTCCCTGCGGCGGACGCCTGAAGCGGTGGTTCAGCAGTGTACATAGACCCGACACGCTGTACCTTCGGTGCGCTGAGTGCGGCGGGGAGGCCGTCATCCCCGATGCGGAACTGCTGGCGGAGGTAGAGCGGCAAGCGGCGGAGTACACGCCTCCGGCAGAGGGCGGATACACTCCCTCTGAGGACACCGTCCGCCTGACCAACGCCATCAACCGGGGGCTGGAGAGGCCGGAACACCCGGAGGACGTGGTGGCCCTGATCTTGCGGGGCATCTCCGCACGGTACGCCTGCTTTGAAGCACCGGCAGCCTCGCCGGATACCCAACGTTTGATAAGAGAAAAAGCCTATGCGCAGGCGATAAAATATATCACCATCACTGCGGAGAACGCGGTGACAGTGACCTTTAAGTAACCGTTCATAACAAATTGGGAAAGGAGCCGTCATGGAACAGACCGTACAGCGGGAACGGAAGATACGCATCATCCCCGCCACGAAGCCGGTATCAACCTCTGGACGGGCCTCCGGCAGCAAGCAGCGGGTGGCCGCCTACTGCCGGGTGTCCACCGGCAGCGAGGAGCAGCTCACCAGCTACACCGCCCAGAAAGCCTACTTCACCCAGAAGATCGGTGAGAACCCCGATTGGGAGATGGCCGGTATTTTCGCTGACAAAGGCATAACCGGCACAAGCATGAAAAAGCGGACGGAGTTCAAGCGAATGATCGCCGCCTGCAAACGGGGCCGAATCGACCTGATCCTCACCAAATCCCTCTCCCGCTTCGCCCGGAATACGGTGGACAGCCTGGAAATGGTGCGGATGCTCCGGGCCAACGGTATTGGTGTGATTTTCGAAAAGGAAAATATCAATACGTTGACGGAGTCCAGCGAGTTCCTGATCACCCTGTTCAGCGGCTTTGCCCAGGCGGAGAGCGAGTCCATCAGCAAAAACGTGATCTGGGGCATCCAAAAGAGCCGGGAGGCGGGGAATGTTCCCTTCCAGTACAAGAAGCTGTTGGGCTACCGGCGGGGGCCTGACGGCCAGCCGGAGATCATCCCGGAGGAGGCGGAGACAGTAAAGCGTATCTTCCGCCGCTACCTGGACGGGTGCAGCCTGGGCCAGATCAAGACGGAACTGGAAGCGGACGAGGTTCCTACTTCCTGCGGAATCCAGGGCTGGACATATCAGGTGATCCACAATATCCTGGTCAATGAAAAATACATTGGCGACGCCCTTCTGCAAAAGACCTATACCACTGACTGTATCAGTAAGACAGTGAAGAAAAATCAGGGGGAGCGCCCCATGGTGTATGTGGAGAACAACCACCCGCCCATCATTCCGAAAGAGATCTTCTATCAGGTGCGGGAGGAGATGGCCCGCAGGTCCAGCAAGCGGAAGGTGATGCAGAAAACCGCCAAGACCGAGCAGGGCAAATACTCCGCCAAATACGCCCTGTCCGAGCTGCTGGTGTGCGGGGAGTGCGGTACGCCCTACAAACGATGCACCTGGGCCAGAAACGGGAAAAAGCGGATCGTCTGGCGGTGCGTCTCCCGGCTGGAGTTCGGCACGAAATACTGCCATACTTCTCCCACGCTGGATGAGGACAAGCTGCACCGGGCCATCCTGGAGGCCATCAACGGCCTCGACCAGACCGGGCAGGAGATCACGGAGGAGTTTCTGGACATCGCCAGTCTCGTCCAGCAGGGACAGGAGAGCGGCGGGGGCGATCCCCTTGCCCTGCGCCAGCGGCTGGCGGCTCTGACGGCGGAACAGGCGGAGTTGATGGAACAGGCGCTGGCGCTGCCGGAGGACATGGAAAACAAAGAATTGAACGCCCAGCTCAAGGCGATAACAGAGGAAAAGGAGGACATCCTGCACCAGCTTGGGACGCTTCGGCAGGCAGATGAGCGGCAGGCTGGCCAAGCGGCCCGGATGAACAGCCTGCGGGAGTTTGTTGAAAAGCGGGAAACGAAATTTGCGGTATACGATGACGCCATCACCCGCAAGTTTGTGGAGCAGATCACTGTCCTGGACGATGAAACCATCCGCATCAAGTTTCGCTATCCGGGGCTGGAGGTTGACAAAAAACTGAACTGACAGCGGTGCAAGTTCAAATACCACTTCTTCGGACATTACCACATGGACAGGGTCATCCAAAAGAAATATGTTCTGCTGTACGAGCGGATCATCAGACCGAAGCTGTGAAAAGTGTCCGGCAGGGCGGGAACAAAATTAGTTCCCACCCTGCCGGACGCTTTTCTGTTGTAGCCACAATTCCAGCAGGTCGAGTGGCATTTCTTCAAACCCGTTGCGCCGCAACGGTTACCGGCCTGCATCTTTTTTCTCTACAGAAGGAATATCATAAATGAGTGGTATGCAAAGGACACCTCGAAGAAAATACGGGCGGTTTTCCGCAACAAAGGGATGTCGGGCCAGAGGCTGGCGTCAAACGCCCCCTACGGCTATATAAAAGGTGAGGACGGGCACCTTTTGGTGGACGAGGAAACCGCCCCTGTGGTAGAGTTGATTTTCCAGTTGTGCGTGGAGGGCAACGGCCCCGGCAAAATTGCCCGTATGCTGAAAGAGCGGGAAATTCCTACGCCGGGAACGATTGAGTTTCAGCGTACAGGCCGGACAAGCCGTTACTATCCGGATGATCCCTGCCGCTGGAATCCCGCAACTGTTCTGAGCATTTTGGAGCAGGATACTTATTTGGGCCGCACAACAAATTTCAAAACAACCAAACTCTCCTATAAGAGCAAGAAAGCAATCATCAATCCCCCGGACAAACGGGCGGTGTTTGAGAATACCCACGAAGCGATTATTGACAGAGAAACATGGGAAATCGTGCAGAAGAATCGGGAGCAGCGCCGCCGCCCTACCAAACTGGGGGAAATGGGCCTTTTCTCTGGGCTGGCCTACTGCGCCGACTGTGGAGCAAAGCTGTATCACCACCGCACCGTTACATTTACAAAAGAACAGGAGAGTTACACTTGTGCAAATTACCGCTCCAGAAAGCAATGCACCGCCCATTATATCAGGGCCGTGGTACTGGAACAGCTTGTACTTCAAAATTTGCAGAGGGTGGTAGCCTACGCACAGGATGACGAGGACGAGTTTGTACGATGTGTTATGGAGAACAAGACCGCCGTACAGAAAACGGAACGGGAACAGGCCAGACGCAAGCTGGAAAAACAGGAGTGGCGCATCAGTGAGCTTGACCGCATTATTCAACAGCTTTATGAGGATCGTGTGGCGGGTGCGTTGAGTGTAGAGCGGTTTACCCGGTTGTCCGAGGGATACGAAAAGGAACAGGCGGATCTGAAACAGTCTGCGGAGGAATTGCGAGGCGTTGTAGCCGAGGCGGAGGCCCAGACTGTCAATGTCCAGAATTTTCTGAAGATTGTAAAGAAGTACACCGAACCCACCGAGCTGACCCCGGCCCTTTTACGTGAGTTTGTGGAAAAGGTAGTTGTCCACGCCCCGGATAAATCCAGCGGCCATCGCACCCAGCGCATTGACGTACACTATAACTTTATCGGGGAGGTTGATTTTTCCCCGGAATTTAGCCGGTACAGCAAAACGACAACCGCATGACACCACAGCATCATGCGGTTGCGCTCCCAATAGGCAAAACTTCTTTATGCGCATTGCCCATAAGGGCGTTGCCATAAGAAAACATGAGAAAACCCAGTAAAATCAATGTTTTTTAAGGGCAGCGGAAAACGGGGCGGCGCAAACAAGTGAACAACAGCACAGAAAACGGGCGATGTCGGCAAGACACCGCCCGTTTCTGCGCCCCGGCGAACACCGCAGGTTTGAAAAAAGTCTGCGGCGTTTTTTCATGTCCATACACCGAAAGGAGCGGAGAACCATGCCAGTATTCCGCGTGGAGAGGAACAAAGGGTACACGGTGATGTCGAACCATCACCTGCGGAATAAAGACCTACCATCTTTGTCTTTGAGCACTTCTACACGCAGTCCGTTTGACAATGCTGATTCAATAGCCTTGATGGTCTTTTCATCCATACTATCGAAGCCGCCCTTCCAAAGCCATCTTTGCGAGAGTAGCCATAGCACGGTTTATATCGCATTTTCCATCCAGAGTAACCCATATTTCATCATCTTCCGGATAGGGCTCCGCCTTTTCCAAAACAGCCTCAAAAAACGCTCTATCCTCTGGAGATAAATTGGACGCCATACTTGCTTCCCTCCTCTAAAAAACGGCTGATTATTTTTGAACGTTCCGCTTCGGTTTCCGCTTCCTCGTACAGGGATATGATAGGAATAAACGCCTTTAAGAAGTCAGCGCCCAAATAACCGTCTGTTTTGTGCATTGCATATACTGTCCCATTGTTCCCAACTGCGGTTAATGTGGTCATATCATAATTCCAAATAAAGCTTCTGATATCCTCCGCAGAAAATGTCAACCCGTTGGGGTGGTTATGTACCACAATGTGGGGGCTGGAGGTGCTTCTGAATCTTACTTGACCATCCTCTCCCAAAATCCGATTCACAAGCCCCATATCCTCGGTGTAAACGGCCAGGGCTTCCGTTCCCACAGGGGCATCCTTCACAAAGCGCAGAAGCTCCTTATGGGCCTCCTCAAGCTTTAGGCAACGCTCCTCGCTCCATCCTGTGGGGCGTATCCTCGGTACCCTCTGTATTGCCGCCTCGGTGACAGGTATATCGTCTCCGTCTGTACTTCTAAGTATATCATTTTTGGGGATTTTTGCAAGAGGTTTTGCCTTTCCCACCGTCGGCCCCGTCATGGAGCGTGTCCGTTCCGGCCTGGGGGTCAGCCCAGCCTTTTCGCAGAAGCTCCTGTACTCCCGGCCCAGCGCGGCGGACCGCTTCCGGGCCTGAGCCGCCCCGATCTTATCTCCAGCGGCCACACAGGCATCCCGTTCATCCTTGGCGTAGCGGATCGCCGTCTCCAGCTGTCGCTGTTTCTGGCTTGCTTCGTATCGAAAAGGCAGAAGACCGTGACCGTGAGATCAAAAATCAGCTCCGCGAAGCAAAAGCTATGCTGGAGGCGTTCGGGGTCGTGGTAGAGGATTTGGTAATTGAATGATAGCAAGAGGGCCGGGGGATTGACCTCCGGTCCTCTTTTGTCAAAAGTTCTTGATTGCGTTCTCAGTCAGCCGTTCCCACTGGCTGGAGATGGAGAGGACATAAACTCTACAATTTCAATAGATGGCTTAAACGGATTTGGGTTTTCGATTGACAAAATGTCTCCCTCAAAGATTTTCACGCCCTTCTTGTCGGTCAGGCCGGTGTAGTGACCCACGGTATCGGGAGCAACCCATATTTGTACAGCGTACAACAAACCATAGGGGACCGCCCGCCTGGGGCCTGTCTGTCTTGCGACAGCCCAAACTTCCCCCGGCGCGGCGGCCCTGTTCGTGGATCGAAATGGAAAACCTGCTGGCCTCTGGACACCGTGTCCAGACGTGGAGCAAGGTTGAAAGGCAGCACTTCCGGGTGCTGTCTTTCTGCGTTTCCCCACTACCCAGCGGGAAACTTGTACGCATAGGAACCCCGTGTTACATAGGAGGGCAGATTATGGCACAGACGAGGACCAGCTACCACAAGGAAGTAAAGACGGCCTCTTTCCAGGGCCGGATGATCACCGTTGAAAACCTGACCCCCATTCTCGCCCCCAAGGTGCGGGACAAGCGCAAGCGGGAGATCGAGACGGGGCTTTATTCCGTGTTCCGCAAGTACGCTCCGGGCCGCGCGGAAATGTGCTGACCGGGTGACATTCTTGTGATTTGGGGCTGTCTTTGGTATAATATACTTGTAAAGGTTGACAGCTCCATTCCGATACGGAAAGGAGCCGACAATGGAAAATCGCATTGACGCTATCTACGCGAGACAGTCTGTGGACCGTAAAGACAGTATCAGCATTGAAAGTCAAATCGAGTTCTGCAAGTACGAGCTGCGGGGAGGGAATTTCAAGGACTACAAAGATAAAGGATTTTCCGGCAAGAACACGGACCGCCCCCGTTTCCAGGAATTGATGGCCGACATCAAGCGGGGCCTGATCCGCCGTGTGGTGGTTTACAAGCTGGACCGTATCAGCCGTTCCATTCTGGACTTCGCAACCATGATGGAGCTGTTCCAGCAGTACAATGTGGAGTTTGTTTCCTCTACGGAAAAGTTTGACACTTCCACGCCGATGGGCCGGGCCATGCTGAATATCTGCATCGTGTTCGCTCAGTTAGAGCGCGAGACGATACAGAAGCGAGTGACCGATGCCTACTACTCCCGGTGTCAGCGGGGCTTCCACATGAGCGGCGCGGCCCCCTACGGCTTCAAGCTGGAGCCCACCACCATCCAGGGCATCCGCACGAAAATGATGATCCCGGACCCCGCCACGGCGAATATCGCCCGCCTGATGTTTGAGATGTACGCCGAGCCGTCCACGTCGTTCGGAGACATCGCCCGGTACTTCGCCCAGGAGGGCATCCTGGTGTATGACAAGGAATTGCGCCGGGGCTTCATTTCTCAAATGCTCCGCAACCCCATTTACGCCCAGGCCGACCTGGAGCTGTACGAGTTTTTCAAGGGGCAGGGGGCCGTGGTGGTGAACGAGGCGGCGGACTTCGCCGGGACCAACGGCTGCTATCTCTACCAGGGCCGGGACGTGCAGGAACGAAAAAACAAGGAGCTGAAAAATCAGATCCTTGTACTGGCCCCCAGCGAGGGCATTGTTCCCGCCGATACCTGGCTGCGGTGCAGGAAAAAGCTGATGGCGAACATCACATTCCAGGGCGGGCGCAAACCGAAAAATACCTGGCTGGCCGGAAAGATGAAGTGCGGCCACTGTGGACGGGCGCTGAAACGCCTGGGCAACCGGGCGGGGACCCAATACCTCTATTGCACCAAGCGGGCGGACAATATGAGCTGCGAGGGCTGCGGGACGCTTCGGACGGCGGAGTTTGAGCAGTTTGTCTATGAGGCGATGGTACATAAGCTCTCCGAGTTCCAGACGTTGACCGCCAAGGCCGAGACAGTCAACCCCAGGCTGACCGCTCTAAATGTGGAGCTGGCCCAGGTGGAGGACGAGATTGAAAAGCTGTTGAACACCCTGACCGGGGCCAGCGCGGTTTTGATGTCCTACGCCAACGGGAAAATCGAGGAGCTGGACGCCCGCCGCCAAGGGCTGATAAAGGAGATTGCCGCGCTGAACGCTGAAAGCGTCTCTCCGCAAAAGATCGAGTATCTGTCCTCCCACCTGGGGAATTGGGACAACATCGACTTTGACGACCGGCGGCAGGTGGCCGACATCATTCTCTCCCAGGTCCAAGCTACCACCGAGCGCGTTTCTTTTGAGTGGAAAATCTGATTTCCTACCCCCAGCGCCTTATTCAATGGTGTGTTTACCATTGTCAAGCGATGTTATCGATGGAACATACAAAATAGCTGGTTATGAGTGGGGCGGGCCCGAGTATAAATCTGTTACTAAGACAACGGGGAAAACCACCACAGACGGCGAAACTCATAGTAAGGGCCGGGAAAAGCGGACAGGGCGTGTTACTGGGGCTGTCTTGGGCACAATGATAGCCCCCGGTGCTGGCACGGTAATTGGTGCAATGGTTGGAACCGGAAATAAGAAATCGAAGGGCAAGGAAGTATCTCATTCTGTGGCTAAACAGACTAGTCAAACCACATCTTATGAGCAAGAGACAGACTCTGTAGCTTACATGACCTTGACCGACCCCGCAACACAATATACCTTCTCTTTCAGTTTTAAGTGCAATTCAAAAATCCACGGCGAAATATTGAATATGCTCCATGATTCATCGCTGTAATGATTTTCTCCCCGATGAATGCTGATTTTTCCAAAATAAAAACCGCCCCCGGCGGGGGGGCACTTGACAAATCAATATCAGGCGGTTATACTGAACAAAGAAAGGGCGCTGCCGGTAAGCGGTTGGCCCTATGCTAGACGATTGAAGTAACCGCTAACTGTGGGCGCAGGGGCGGTTACTTCTTTTTATTGGCCTGGATGAACAGGGCAATAATGCCAACGACTAAAATGCCGGTCTGGATCAGATCGGAATAAGTAATCATGAGCAGCCCCCCTTTCCGAAGGTCAGGGGGCAAGAAGCTGCCTCCTGTCAGGAGGGCCAACCACCTACCGTTACTGGCAGCGCTGAAAGATAATTCTTTCCTGCTAGCATCATACCACAGTTACCGACAATACGCAACAAAAACCGCCCCCGGTGTTGGAGCACCGGAGACGGATGATCAAAGATATTCTTCAAAGTACTGCAAAGTTGAATATTTTAAAAGCATTTTAGGTCAGTTTATAAGGAACTACACGCAGACCGTGAAACGGGCTGCTGACAACAAACAAGCGCTATGCTCCCGGCAGGGGGAGCATAGCGCTTGTTTGTTGTGGGGGTATCCAAAGGGGGCAGCGCCCCATTTGGCACACGACTTTGCTTGCAAAGTGTAGTGTGTTATACGCTCTGTCGGCGTTGCCGTGAAAATGCCGTTGCCGCCGGTGAGGGCAAGGGCATTTGAAACGGCAGGAAAGCAGGGCTTTGTTTGGGGCTGGGAAACCGGAAACAAAGGGCTGGTTTCAGCAGCAGACAGTGCGTATATGAAAGCCCCCGTCCCTCGTCCACTGTCCCCAACCTATGGGACAACTGGTCCCAAATCTCTGGACACCGTGACTATATGTGTGGCTACACTCATCCATTTTTAAGGGCCTTTTTTCTCAAAATTGAAATGGGCGGGAAAGCCATTTTAGGGCTTTCCCGTCTTGATTACCCATCAGCAAAGACGGGCGAGGCTGTCAACGGCGGCGCTGAAAGCGCCGTTCATCTTGACCGTTGACTGGCTCGCCTGGCTTTTCTATTTATGAAGCTAACCACATATCAACGCAGGCTTGAATATCGTAACGCCAATGGTTTTCATCTGTCGCTTTCTCACAAAGCTTAATAGCACAGTCGAGAAAACGCCGAATGTCACTTGGAATCGGTTGTGTTTCATAATTATATGAGTTTTCAATAAGTCTCATAAACTGATCTAACTCCAACGGTACAATTTTAGACTTTCCCCCATATAGCGCAATAGAAAGATGATTCAAACCGTAAAAGTGCGCTAACGTTGCAGGATTGATAGTTGGAGCAATAAAGAGACAATAGGTGTCTTTTCCAGTCCTTTTCTTTAACTGACCATAATGTCGGGCAACTGGTTCTCCCTCGGATTCATATTGACGTTGACCAGCTTGCAAGGTCACTTCCACGGACAAAGAAAAATCGTCATAATCACATTCAATGTCTGGCATATTTCCCGCCGCTGTTGAAAGCGGCTGGCCAGCGTCATCAAAATTGAAGTTCCCTTTAATATTGCCACCATCAAGCATAGTCATTGCCCGCCAAGTATTATACTCGAACATCAATGGAGCATCATAATACTCATCAGCAATAATCTCATTAAAGGTATCAATAATTTCTGAGTACAACGCATAAGACTTTATCTCAGTAACTTGTTCATGAATGACATTATCCTTATGCTGTTTTACTATCTCGTCTCGCAAATCTTTCAGTTCATCAATGTTTTTACCGGCTAATTCTCTCCGTGTAAATGAACCTATACGCATAAGAACATCAACAACGTTGTCTCTATCATCTGTATAAAGTGCAGGAGAAGTTGGTGAAAACAAATGGGCTTTATAAGCGTATATATCATCAATAAACACAGGGTCGCGTGGCACAGTCGAGAGAATAAAATCCACTTCGATAGTTTTGTCTACAAAAACGGATATAGAGCGATTTCTATGAGAAATAGAGATTAGCCCCGTATATCTCAAGTATCGGAAGCAAGCATCCGCATAGTCACGCATATTGCTCTTTTGAGTGGCAATAAACTTTTTCAAACTGGCATCGGTTGTTTCCCTTGTTCTTGTTTTCCCGGCAGCAATTCTATCTCCATGTATTTCTAAAATTGCGTTTTCCCATACCCTATTAACAAAACGCTTATATTGCCCCTTATTTTGTTCTTTTTCTTCTCTAAAATGTAAAATGGAATCCCGCACAATATCAAATTTGCGATAATCCGTCATTTGGACAGCAAATATCTTAAATTCATCGAATGTAATGTACTCCAATTCCCGAACTAATCTTAAAATTTCAAGGTAAGGACGAATGCAGAAAGTTCCAACAATGTTTTGGTTCTCTACATGATAGGGAGAGGGTAATTGAAACTTTAGTAATTGACGGAGAAAAATTTCCTGTGGACGCTTTCCATAAATAAAAGCGTTCCCTGCTTCTGTTAACTCTATGCAAGGTTTTAAGTCTATAAATCCTAATGCTTTCGGCGCCCGATTGATTCTGTCTCTGGCACTAAAAGCCTTATCCGCAGGAGAACCTTTTCCCTCAAAAAAATCACTTTGTGCTAATTCGTCGATAAACTGCTCTTGTGTTGATTTGTCCCATGCAAACCCCGAAAATTTTTCATGCAATAACTGAATTTCTGGTATCATCTTTGCGGGTGTTCTTGGCGAAGTAGTAAAAAAGAGTAGCTTATTATCAATTCTTGCCATTACAACACCTCCTCAATAGTTCTTTACAACAATGTGCATCTTATCATTGTTAAAACGGTTTCTTATATTGACAGAGTAATTTTTATAATATTCATCAAAGATATATTCGCCATAAAGTTCCTCTGTCAATGGTGTTTTTCCAATGACCATTAAGACACGACATGGTAAATTCCTAAAATCTGCGGCTAACCGTCTGTGTTCAGTTTCATCAAAACCATTCATCATGTCAATATTGCCATAGTCATTGAACACACAATCGTAGGGCGGGTCAAGAAAGATAAAGTCATCTTCTTCCGCCATATCAAAAACTTCTCTATAATCGAGATTAAACAACTCGGCGCGTTGTAGCAACTCGCTGTGTTGTTGCGTCACCAGCCTTGTATTAAGATTTGGGTATCGTCCAAATGGAACATTATATTCACCATTATTGTTATAGCGAATCATTCCAGAATAGGCTGTTTTATTGATGAAAAAGTATAAAACGCCGTCTAAGAAACTATCATCTGGGTGATTAAATAGTTCTCTCATACGGTAATATAAATCCTCATTTGCATTGGGGGCTCGTTCCTCTGGGGTTATCGCTTTTAGTCTCTTAAATTCTGCTTGATTGGCTTCATAAATTTTTTGAAGTGCATCAAGCTGTGTACGCATAGTGTGGTAGTCATCCCTTAACTGCTGATAAAATGTCATTAACCGGGCATTTGCGTCATTGATAATGGCGCTATCTGGTTCCAAATAAAAGAAAACTGCGCCGCCACCGAAAAATGGTTCAATGTAACGGTGAAAATCATCAGGTATATATTGAAGAAAGCGAGGGATTTCCCTTGATTTTCCTCCACGATATTTCAAAACCGGGTTCATCAGCACACCTCACTTTCTAAAAATTCTAAGCAGGAACTAAACTATTCCATTTTTATTGTAACACATCGAGCCATTCTTTACAACCCGCTTTCCTTTTGAAAAACTTTTTATTTTCCAGCCTGTTCAAACACCTGCTTCACAAAGTTTTGAAAGGCACCAGCCGTTTCCTCGTCCATAGCGATTGCCTGTTCAACCTGTGCGGCGACTGCCGCCGCTACATCGTCCACAGTCAACTGTCCCTGCGGCTTGTCCAGCAAGGCCGCTTTTATCCTCTGCACCATATCGGCGGTAGCCGTGTTCTCCGGCGGTTTGCCGCTGTCCATGTCGCTCTTTATATCCCGCAGAATGGCAAGGAACACGTTTTTGATTTTTTCCATCTCCGCTTCATGTTCCCCTATCTTCTGTGCGGACAAGAACTGCATATCCTGTCTGGCCTCGCTCCGATGCTCTGGATTGTTTTTCATAAAATCGCTGATGGAAGCGGTTGCTAAATCAATCATCTGATTGCGGGCCATAATCCCTCTTGCGGCGGTGTCTGAAAAGTAAATCTGTATCAGGTTTATCAGCTTGGGAAAACTCCTGTGTTCCATCAGACGGTTCAATATCTCTACATTGACCGCTCCTGTCACAAGGCCCCTGATTGCCCCCTCAGACAGCCCCAGTTCCGAAATGTCGTAGCTTTTCGGTACGCTGACAGTGGTTAGGCCCAGTATGTAGTCCGTAGAAACATGAAATTCTTTTGCCAGTTTTACCAGAATATCGCCGCTGATATTCTTTGTTTCTCCACTCTCTATCCGGCTCAACTGGGAGGGGGCCAATTCCATCCGCTTCGCAAGCTCCTTTTGGTTCCAGCCTTTTACCGAACGTAGATCGGCTATCCGTTCCCCTACTGTCCCCGGTAAATACATAGACCGCACCTCCTGTCTGGGCTATTATACCAGAGCGATTGCAATTTTGCAATTCTTAAAGTGTAAACTTCTATCAAATGCAATTTCCGCAGAAATCCGGGAATTGCGCTTTTTTGTGCTAAACTTCAATCACCATCGATGGACAAGCACCTCGAAAACAGAAAAACGGAGGGACAGTATGAAAGAACAACCCTATCAACACCTGCCGCCACTGGAACACAGGCCGGACGGCTCCCCCTACCGCATGAACCCGGCGCAGAGGAAGCGGGCCAACAGCCTGATCCGCCGGGAGTGCTGCAACTGTGACGGTGGAAACTGCCTTGTGCTGGACGATGGCGACACCCGCTCCTGTCCGCAGATGATTACATTCTCCGTCTGCTGCAAGTGGTTCCGCTGGGCGGTCTTGCCGCTGGACGGGACGCTCGAAGCGGAGATTTACCGTGACAGGGATTTGAAACGCTGTGCGGAGTGCGGGGGAATGTTTGTCCCGAAATCCAACCGTGGCAAATACTGCCCGGACTGCGCTGTCAGAGTTCACAGGCGGCAGAAAACAGAAAGTGAACGGAAAAGGAGGTCTGCTGTGGACAGTTAAGGCGGGAAAAAGCCTTGATTTACAAGGCTCCGCAAGCCCAAAACCAGGGCGGGCGGTATGATTTATCACCCATCCCGGAAAACGGGCTTCTAACCGTCCACAAAACACGCTATGACAAACACGATTTACATTCACCAGCCGGAGAAAGCCATCAGCTTCACCCGGCTCCCCAATTTCCTCTTTGAAGCCCCATCATTCAAACCCCTGTCCAACGAAGCCAAGGTGCTGTACACCTTTATCCTGCGGCGGGCAGAATTATCCCGCAAAAACGGCTGGGCGGACGAGTATGGGCGGATTTATCTGTATTACCCCATCTGCGAGGTGGTCACTTTGCTCCACTGTGGGCGGCAAAAGGCGGTGAATACCCTGCGGGAATTGCAATATGCGGGGCTGGTGGAGATACAGAAACAGGGCTGTGGAAAGCCCAACCGCATTTACCCGAAATCCTATGAAGCGGTTCCAAACACCGACTTCAAGAAATCCGGCTGCGGTACGCCGGAGGGCTGAAAACTGTACTCTGCAAGTACGAAAATCAATCCTCTTGGAGTACGGAAACCGGACGGTATATAGAAATACAGAGATTAAAACCATTTATTTATATCTATTCCATTCCAATCCTATCAGAGATATTTTCGGTGGGGAAACCCGCCGGAAAGGAATGGAATGGGGAAAGGAGTTCAATGGCACAACACGCAATTTTGCGTTTTGAGAAGCACAAGGGCCACCCGGCGGGGCCGCTGGAAGCCCACCATGAACGGAAAAAGGAGCAGTACGCCAGCAACCCGGATATTGACACCAGCCGAAGCAGGTACAACTTCCATATCGTCAAGCCGGAAGGCCGCTACTACCATTTCATTCAGAGCCGTATTGAACAGGCTGGGTGCAGAACGAGGAAAGACAGCACACGCTTTGTCGATACGCTGATAACCGCCAGCCCAGAGTTTTTCAAGGGCAAGTCCCCGAAAGAGATAGCGGCATACTTCCAGCGGGCGGCAGACTTCCTCATTGACCGGGTAGGCCGGGAGAATATCGTATCAGCGGTGGTACACATGGACGAGAAAACGCCCCACCTGCATTTGACCTTTGTGCCGCTGACAAAAGACAACCGCCTGTGCGCCAAAGAAATCATAGGCAACCGGGCCAATTTGACGAAGTGGCAGGACGATTTTCACGCCTATATGGTGGAGAAGTACCCCGACCTGGAGCGTGGGGAGAGCGCCAGCAAAACGGGCCGGAAGCATATCCCCACCCGGCTTTTCAAGCAGGCGGTTTCTCTCTCCAAACAGGCGAGGGCGATTGAAGCGGCGCTGGACAGCATTACCCCGCTGAACGCCGGGAAGAAGAAAGCGGAAGCCCTTGCCCTGCTGAAAAAGTGGTTCCCGCAGATGGAGAATTTCTCCGGCCAGTTGAAGAAATACAAGGTCACGATCCATGACCTTCTGGAAGAAAACAGGAAGCTGGAAGCGAGGGCAAAGGCCAGCGAAAAAGGCAAGATGAAAGATACGATAGAGCGAGCGAAGCTGGAAAGCGAGTTACACAACATTCAACGGCTTGTTGACCGTATCCCGCCGGAGGTGCTGGCAGAGTTGAAGCGGCAACCGAACTATGGAAAGGAAAGGTGATTGTATAACGAATATCAGATACAAAAAGGAAACCGAAATCGTGACTTTTCAAGGAAAGAAAATCACGCTGGAAAATCTCTCCCCGGTATTCACGCCAGAGCAGGAAGCGGAGAAACGCCGGGAACTGGAACAGCAGCTTTATGATGTGTTCCGCAAGTACGCCGACAAGCGGCAGAAAGAGGAAGCCGGGGCGTAAGTTTTTCCAGCCACATCATTGATTTACGGGGCTGTTGGCGGTATAATAAGACTGTCAGCAGCTCCGTTTCTTTTTTAAGAAAAGGAGCGACGAATGAATAATCGGATAGACGCAATCTATGCAAGACAATCGGTGGACAAAAAGGACAGCATTTCCATTGAAAGCCAGATTGAATTTTGCAAATACGAATTGAAAGGCGGTAGTTGCAGGGAATACACAGACAAAGGATACAGCGGCAAGAACACAGACCGCCCGAAGTTTCAAGAGTTGGTGCGGGATATTAAAAAGGGCCTGATTGCGAAAGTCATTGTTTACAAACTTGACCGTATCAGCCGTTCCATTCTGGATTTTGCCAACATGATGGAACTGTTCCAGCAGTACAATGTGGAGTTTGTTTCCTCCACGGAAAAGTTTGATACCTCCACCCCGATGGGCCGGGCCATGCTGAATATCTGTATCGTGTTCGCACAGTTGGAACGGGAGACAATACAGAAGCGGGTGACGGACGCTTACTATTCCCGCAGTCAGCGGGGCTTCAAGATGGGCGGGAAAGCCCCCTACGGCTTCCATACGGAGCCTATCAAGATGGACGGTATCAACACAAAGCGGCTGGTGGTGAACCCGGAGGAAGCGGCCAATATCCGGCTGATGTTTGAAATGTACGCCCAGCCAACAACCTCCTATGGGGACATTACCCGGTACTTTGCGGAGCAGGGCATTTTGTTCAATGGCCGGGAACTGATACGCCCCACGCTGGCGCAGATGTTACGCAACCCCGTCTATGTGCAGGCGGACTTGGATGTGTACGAGTTTTTCAAGAGCCAGGGGACGGTGCTTGTCAATGACGCCGCCGACTTCACGGGCATGAACGGGTGTTATCTCTATCAAGGCCGGGATGTGAAGCCGGGCAAGGCCCAAAGCCTGAAAGACCAAATGCTGGTGCTTGCGCCCCATGAGGGGATTGTCCCCTCGGATATATGGCTGACCTGCCGCAAGAAGCTGATGAACAACATGAAAATCCAGTCCGCCCGGAAAGCCACCCATACATGGCTGGCGGGGAAAATCAAGTGCGGGAACTGCGGGTACGCCCTTATGAGTATCTTCAATCCCTCCGGCAGACAGTACCTCCGTTGCACAAAACGGCTGGATAACAAAAGCTGCCCCGGCTGTGGGAAAATCATCACGGCAGAACTGGAAGCGGTGGTGTATCAGCAGATGGTGAAAAAGCTGGACAGCTACAAGACGCTGACGGGCAGGAAGAAAGCGGCAAAGGCCAATCCCAAAATCACCGCCCTGCAAGTGGAACTTGCCCATGTGGATAGCGAGATTGAAAAGTTGCTGGACAGTCTGACAGGCGCAAATAATGTGCTGCTCTCCTATGTGAATGTGAAGATAGCCGAACTGGACGGACGCAAGCAGGAACTTCTGGCGAAGATGGCGGAGTTGACCGTGGAAGCCATCAGCCCGGAACAGGTTAGCCAGATTTCCGGCTACCTCGACACTTGGAAGAACGTATCCTTTGACGACAAGCGGCGGGTGGTGGATTTGATGATTACCACCGTTGCCGCCACAAGCGACAGCTTGAACATCACATGGAAAATCTGATGGGCATATCAGCGCCCGTCAAACCGTTACCTTGTGTAGTCCCTTGTAAACCGTACTTTATTTCTCCATAAATCTGGATTTTCTTTTGCTTTTTTATAATCAGATATATACTTTTTCAATTTGTTTTTTATAACATGTTCTTTCCCTCTGAGTGCGTCAAATTCGTTCTGGCGGATATGTGGGGTTGTTGTGTCTATGTAATCATCAGGTTCTGAAATGACAATGGTTTTTGAAAAATCCACACCACAATGGTTTTGTTTGTCTGTCCATAAAACATGGGGGTGATTTATACTTGATCTAAGTGGAACCCCAAAAAGAACGCCATCTACAACAACTTCAATTTGAATATATGGCCGTTTTTGCTTTTGCTCAATTTCTGAACAGCCGGAGTAATCATCATAAAATTTATCCGACAAAAACACAAAATTAAGCATCTATAACCCTCCAAAAGAAAACGGCCCCGTACGGAGCCGTCTTCTCAGTGAGCTTTCTTTCATTTACCCTGGACGCGCTCTACGTCCAGATCAACTCGGTGAGCTTTCTTTTGTTACGGCTCGCGCTCTACGAGTCATGCGGGGTATCCATAGTCCTCCTTTGTAAGACAAACGGAGCAAGGCTGTTTAACCAATCCTTGCAATTTCATTATAGCACATTGTTTAAAAAAGTAAACACGGGAATTTGTACAAAAACGCCGCCCCTGGTGCTACCAACACAAAGGACGGCTATGAGGGTGATAGGTTTGCGGCCACATCACCCTCTCATTATAATCGAATATGGGAGGAATGTCAAATGAAACGTGCAAATGGGACGGGTTGTGTTATGAAGCTATCGGGGAACCGCCGCCGTCCGTATGCTGTGCGTGTGTCTTACCTGGAGCGCCCCGGGCTTTGGAAACAGCGGTATCTTAGCTATCACAGGACGGCCAAAGAAGCGCAGGGGGCGCTTGAACAGTACATGGGAAAAGCAACGGAGCCCCAAACGCTGGCCGTTACCCTGGGCCAGGTATACGACCAGTGGTCAGCCCGGAAATACGAAAAGGCAAACGGAGCTTCTATCGCAAGCTATAAGGCCTCGTGGGCCCGCCTGAGCGCCATTCAGAACGTTGAAATGTTCCGGTTGACTATAGACCACCTTCAAAAAATAATCGACCAGGACGCGCTACAGGGCCTTTCTCAGTCTTCTATAAGCAACGACAAAATGCTTATGAAAGCCCTGTTCAAGCACGCGATGGAGCGAGACATCGTATCAAAGGATTACTCCGCTTTTGTGGAAATTCCGTCCGTTGGCGCAAAATACGAAAAGGGGGCATTTACCCCCAGCCAAATGGAGCAGCTAGAAAGAATGGCACAGGATGGATTTCCCTGGGCTGATACTGTTCTCATGTTATGCTATACTGGGTTTCGTATTTCTGAATTTCTCCAGCTTACCAAAGAATCCTTCTGCCCAGACCACGGCGGCTATCTGATTGGTGGTCTGAAAACAAAGGCCGGGAAAAATAGGCTGGTTCCCATACACCCAAAGGTCAAAACGTATTTTGAGCGGTGGCTGAACAAGGGCGGCAGGACGATCATCTGCACCACAGACGGCAGGAGAATGGACATCCCTACATACCGGAGGGGATTCGATGTCGTTATGGAGAAGATAAAGGCTCCACAAGCTACCCCGCATTGGTGCCGCCACACAATGGCCTCCATGATGAAAATTGCTGGGGTTGACGACTTGGCCGCACGCAGGATTCTCGGACACTCAGATAAAAATATCACAGAGCATTACACACATATCGACATTGATTTTCTAAGGACTGAGCTTTGCAAAATGACTTGATCTTGTAACTTTCATTGAGATTTTGTGCAAAACAGCATTCTATAAATTTTAATTAAAAGTTGAGATATTTTTTGTTTTTCCGTAAATATATCAACTTTCTCAAGATATTGTAGATTGATTCTTAAGAAGCACTTAAATTTTCTCCCGGACATGGAAAGGCCCCGGGCGCGGACCGCGTTCCGGGGCTTCCTCTAAGCTTCTGCGCCAAATTCTGTTTTAAAGTAGTGGGCCATCACGCCGGCGGACAGGAGGAAAGCCAGCAGGTCGGCGCAGGCCTGGGACCGCTCCAGACCGGCCAGCCCCGCCCGGCCGGTCAGCAGATAGACCAGCGGGATGTACAGCCCCTGGCGGCAGACCGCCAAAATCACCGCCCGCCAGGACTTGCCCAGCGACTGGAAAAACATGTTGGCGAACACCAGCACCGCCCCCAGGGGCAGGGTCAGGCACTGCCAGCGGAAGGCCCGGGTTCCGATGTCGATGACCATAGCGTCGTCCCGGCGGAAGAGCGTGATGATGTGGGGGGACAGGATAAAGCCCGCCGCCGCCGCGCAGGTGAGAATCACCGTGCAGGTCTTTACCGAGAACCACACCGCCTGCTTCACCCGGTCCAGCCGCCCGGCGCCGTAGTTGTAGCCCAGCACCGGCTGAAAGCCCTGGCCGAAGCCGATGACCACCGACTGAATCACCATAAACACCTTGCCCACGATGGACAGGGCGGCTACCGCCGCGTCGCCGAAGAGCTTGGCGTTGTAGTTCAGCGCCATGTTGGACACCGACAGCACCCCCTGCCGGAAGAAGGAGGGCATCCCCTGCTTCAAAATAGCCAGATAAATCCCGGGGGACCGGGAGATCCGGGCGGGAGTCACCCGCAGGCCGCCCTTTTTCAGCAGAAAGAAGGAGGTGAGAATGGTCAGGCCGACGCACTGGCTGAGCAGGGTGGCCGCTCCCGCCCCGCCGATTCCCATCTGAAAGCCGTAGATAAAGATGGGGTCCAGGATTATGTTCAAAATCCCGCCGGTGGCCAGGCCGAACACGGCCAGATTGGCCTTCCCCTGCCAGCGGAGCAGATTGTTCAGCGTGAAGGAGAGAATCATCACCGGCGTGCCCAGGATGATGTAAAAGGCATAATCCCGGGCGTAGGGGAAGATGGTGGAGGTGCTGCCCAGCCGCCAGATCAGCTCGTCCTGGCAGAGCAGTCCCGCTCCCGCCATCACCAGCCCCAGCACCAGCGCCGCCGCCACCCCGGAGGAGGCGTACACGTCGGCCTCCTCCCCCTTGTCCTGCCCCAGCAGCCGGGAGGCGATGGACCCGGAGCCCATACCCACCGTAAAGCCCGCCGCCTGGATGATGGCCATGAGGGAGAACACCACCCCCACCGCCCCCGAGGCGCTGGTATTCAGCTGGGAGACAAAGTAGGTGTCCGCCATATTATAGACGGAGGTGACCAGCATACTGATGATGGTGGGCGCGGCCAGCGTGGGAATCAGCCTGGGGATGGGGGTCTCCAGCATTTTCTCCCGCTGTCCGGACGGCTCCTGGGCATGGGACATGGGTCCCGCCTCCTTTTTTCTTTATCTGCTCAGCACGAACAGGTTCTGGTCCGTGGTGAAGTTGGCGAAGGAGTAGAGCACCACCACGGCGTCAATCTCATGCTCCTCCACATAGCCCTTGATGCTGGTCAGGTTGTCCCGGGGGTCGAAGAGGTGGACCTCCGAGAACCGCTCGGTCAGGAAGGGAGCCAGGGAGTCGGAGTAGGAGTCCCGGATCACCAGCACCCTGGGCCCGGCGCTTCCCTCCTTCTCCACCACGCACAGGGGCTGACGGCCTCCCAGGAAGTAGGAGTACTTGTCCTTCTCCGTCAGCCAGCTGTCCACGTACAGACTGCCCTCCTCGGGCGTACCCTTGAAGTAGGAGGTCACCTTGATCCCCTGGTCGGGAACATAGGCGTCGATGGAGTCGGGGGGCAGCCAGCGCACCCCGGAGGTGGAGAAGCTGGTGCCGTAAAACTGGTCGGAGACGGTGGTCTTGGTATAGTCCTCCAGCCGGATGGGCTCCAGGCCCATGGCCTCAAAGATGGCGTTGGCCCCGTAGAAGGCTCCCAAACTGGTCCAGTGGTGGTCGGTGCGGTAGTAGAGGTCCTCCCCCCTGTGGGCATCCAGCGCCCCGTACAGGTCGATGGTGTTGGCCCCGGTGGAGAAGTACAGCCGGTCGATGACGGCCTTCTCGTCGGCGGTGGGGGCTCCCGCCGGGAGGCGGTCCGCCCAGATTTCCGCGGCGGAGGGAATAAGCCCGAAGTACACCGGCACGGACAGGTTGCCCGTCAGGGCGTCCACAAAGCCCAGGCGGGTCAGAAGTCCCTGCTTGGCGGGAACACCCTGCTGAGCAGGGGTATCCTCCCAGGCGGGAGTGTCCACCCGGTTGATAAGGGTGTCCTGGGCGGCGAAATAGACCCCCTCATTCTCCTGCTTGCCGGACAGACGCTCACTCCAGGCCTTGGCGGCTACCCAGAAGTCCCGGCCCACGATGTGGTCGGAGACGTAGTCCTCGGCGGCCTCCATGAACTTGCCGTCGGCCAGGTTCTCCGCCGACAGCTTAGGCGGCTTTTGCAAAAAGCGGTTCTCCAGAGGGGAGAAGTCCTTGTCGGGCAGGAGCAGACTGATGACGCACACGCCCCCGATGAAGGCGCAGAATAGCGCGCTCAGGAAAACATTGAATTTTTTCGACAT